GTTGTAGCTGCCCATGCTTGACCGAAAACAACAGTTGGTGTTGATGTGTATTCATCACCAAAATTTGAGATAACAACATGAGAAACAGATGTTCCGATCATAACAGCAGAAGCAACTACTCCAGATCCAGAACCACCAGAGAATGTGACTGTCGGTGCGCTAGTATAACCAGAACCGCCATTGGTCATATTAACTTCTCTAACACCACCAATTAAATTGACCTCAGTGACAGATCCATCTACAACTACAGCTTCAGCTCTAGCAGTAGAACCAATAAACTTAAGAGCTGCAGTACCATTTGAAACAATACCCATTCTGTGAGTTGGTGCTGGAGTTGCTAAGATTCCTGGTAATGTTACTTCGTAAATATTTCCATTATAATTAACCTTTTGACCCAATAGAACTGTAGTTCCATCAATCCATGCATTAGATGAGATTGGTGGATCTATTTCTACTGTGGCACCACCAGTATAAGAACTACCACCAGAAGTGATAGTAGTACCAGTGATAAACAGAGGATCGCTTTCTCTATAACCATCTCCCTGCAACGTAATAGCTGCAGAAGTATAATTCTGACCACCACTTAATATTTGAATGGTTTCAATACCACCATCAGAGTAAAACTGACCACGAAGCGCAGTAACTACTGGCATATAAACGTCTGTCAAAAACTTATTACGTAGAGCGATAGGAATACTATACAAGTATTTCCACATATAACCATCTGGCATAATAACTGGATCAACAGTTGTACCAACTGGTTTATATGTAGACTGAGCACCTAAATTATTATCCAGACACTTGTATACGTTATACTCATCTGTCATGACATAGAAGTTAGCGTCTTCCATTCTTTGCGCACCAGATGGTGTTTTAGAAATAACAGCTTCAGCTAAAGCACCTTCGCCACCACCACCAGTTAATGTGATAGTTGGAACCGAAGTGTAGCCACGACCAGCATTAGTAATTGTTATATCAATTACAACACCTTCTATGATAGATGCGACTGCAGTGGCACCTGTTCCACCGCCACCAGTAATAGTTACTGTAGGAGGATCGGCATAACCGAAACCCCCAGAGATTAAATTGATACCATCCAACTCATCATCATAATTATCGTCATACATATCATACACTGTTCCACTAACCCAGTCTACACGATTAACAATAAACGCTACGTCTGTGGATTTAATTTCCTTCATAGTGATAATTTCATTGCGAGTCTGTAACTCATAATCAAAACTATCAATCGGAAATGGTGGAATGGCTTCGTTCGACCACTCTAAAGTTTTACCTAAAAAGTAGTAGTAACGAGAAGAACGTGTCTGAATCTCATTGAACAACCCCTCTGCGATAGAGTTGTGTAATGAAGACTTTAAAAGCGATGAGCTTGGCATTATATCTCTTTAAAGAAAATTAACTTACTGTAACAACCCAAGTGATAGCGATAGAGTCACCAGCTGCTTTGTTAACAACTGGGAATGTAGTGCGACATAACATAGTACCTAAAGAACCAGCATTAAACACACCAGCTTCAGTAATAGCACCAGTACCAGTACCTGCTGGGAAAGTAGCAGTGTAAGTTACAGTGTTGTTTGAAGAAGTTCCAGAAGCTAAAGTTACACGTCCAGCTTCAGTACCTAGAGTAGTATCACCAGCAGCTGGAGTTGCAGTACCAGTACCAATAGCCATGTGTGACATAATGTTAGATGCAGTTCCAACGATACGTGATGCGATATAGTTTTTACCTACTGTAACAACTAAGTTTGGAACATGGAGAGTCTTTTTAACCTGCCCGTTTTCGCCACGAACAACGATAGACAACTCACCTTTCATTTTTAGATTTTCGTTCAAATCCATAAGTATCTCCTATTAAAAATTGATTGGTTCGCCGACGTATTGTTCTAAGAACCAACCAGCGTCAGCATAAGGGTTTAAAATCATAAAACCACCAGAATCGACAGATAAAGCCTCATCAACTCCAGAAATTGTAGGGTCAATATATTTAGTCACAGTTAGGTAAGGCATCTCTGTGACGACGGGAATATCTTCTAATAACTTACCAAAATCTCTCTTAAAAGACCCATTTCCATTATCAGACATTAACTGAATGTCTTCTAATAACTTACCAAAGTCTTTCTGTTGGATACCATCATCACCTAAAGTTACAGATTCTCCGTTTCCATTTAAAAACTTAGAAACACCTTTAGTAGAAATCTCATCAGCGTATGATGTTATATCTTCTAAAGATTTACCAAACCCTTTAGTGGAAATGAATTCGTTTAATAACGATACGCTATCTTCGAATCCTTTAGTCAAGAAGATATCTGTGATTGCATCTTCTATGAATTGTTCGTCTTGTTCAGTGACTGCAAGAATTTTAATCATTGACTCTAATTCTAAGCCAATATCAAACTCATTACGAATATCATATTCGCCGAAAACAGCCATACCAGCTGGGTGAACCAATGCTTTAACTAAAGACTTGTAAGCATCTAGACGTTCATCTATTTTAAGAACATATGAGAATGCTTGGTAATAACGACTATCTTGAATGAAAATTGCGTCGTTTAAGAAACCATCATTATTAATATAATATCCAGGATATTTACCTAATGGTCCAAGTGAAACTTTAATAACAGCTGGGTCATATGGACTTTCAATTGCAGCCTCTTGGTTTCCAAATTCTCTAAGAACTTCACCAGCATAAGTTCCATCAATAGCAGTTAAAGAATAATCTGCTCTATTCAATGTTCCAGATTCAGAGAATCCATCTGTACTCTCATTGATAGAAATATTTCCACCAATAACCTGTAAAGATGTTCCGCCAGTGCCAGTTGTAGATTGACCTAAGTCAGCATAAATTGTAGAAGTGAAATCTGTAGAATAACCAGTACCGAACTTAATAAATTCTGCAGATATAATACCACCCTCAGAACTAGCTCTAGTTACTTTCATAATAGAACCATAACCCTTACCATTTCTGATCGGATATAATTGCCCTACTTTAAATCCAGTTCCTGCCTGCAAAATTTCTAATTTAGATGTAGTTGCTAATATTTCAGCAGTGAAGTAAATAGTATCTGTTTGATATCTAAGTCTGTCTCCGATAGAAATATCCCCGAAAAATCTACGATCAATGTAAAATTCATAAATATCTGGGGCGATTTCTACTACTCGTTCAACTTCAACTTCAACATATTGACGTCTATCAACTAGAACACGAATAATTTTATTTGGTGTTATAACATCAATAAGTTTCCCAACTACTTCATCTGGGTGACCAGTTAAAACTTTACATATAATAGAAACGTCTTGGTTCCATTTACCATCAGAAGCACGAAGCATCTGTTTAGCAGGATATTCTACAGTAACGTCTTTATTGAATAGTAGTCTGAACAATAATTTGAAAGATTCTTCAGAACCTTTCGCCAAGTAATGTTCTTTAATGTGTTGTAATAGGAATCTTTCAGAAACAACAGTTGTTGGTAAGTTTACTGCCAACTCATTCTTAAAGTGTTTAATGAAAGACTCTAGAGTTGTATCAAGATCTCGTAGCGTCTTGATATCTGGAGTTTGTGAATCTAAATGGTCGTAATACGCTTTTAGAAATTGAACAAACGTCTGATGATCTTCCCTTACGAATTCAGGTAACTGACTCGCTACAAGGGAAGAAATTCTTGGTCTATTTGTCATGTTCTACTTGGAGAGAATGTATAATTATATCCACCACGTAAATCACCATTGGCAGATTTATCTGATATTGCTGTTACTGTTAAGTGGTCTCTTGCGATTTGTGCAATTTGAGTTAACGCAGAAACTACATCATTAGAACTTGGTTTAATAGAAACTTCAAAATCGATGTCAGCCAAAGCTACAATATGTAAATTTCTAATGTCTAAAATACCTTTATCATAATAAACAAATCCGATAGAATCGTCAACGATAATTTTTGTAGCATTAGTTCCGAATTTATATAAACGAAGGTTACCTACACCATCATCATCGATGTAATGTATATCATCAGATCCAGAAATATAGAAACCAGTTGTTGTAACAGCACCCTCTGGTAACCCAGCAGTATAAATTGGGTTGATTATATTCAATAGATACTGAGCCGACACGTTATATCTTGGTTGTAACTTTCTTCTGATTGTTACTGTTGTAATATTATTTAGGATGCCCTGTTCAGCGTCGTCAATTAAACGAGATAATTTAGAGAATCTGAAAACACCATCAAAATTCTGTAAGTCTGAATCATCATAATCAAAAATGGTATTAGTTACTATAGTTTCAATCTCAGCAGCAGTTCTTGTCGTTTCTCTTTCATTAAAGTAAACCTTAACGTCTAATGAGATATTAATAAATTCTGGATCGACAACTTCTGGGATAACAGATACTACGTTTTTGTTTGCTAATATTGTAGAAGTTAGATTAGCTTTCTGCAATTGTGTCAATTTACTTGCGTCTCTTGGTTTAACGCATACGAAAATCTTACCATACACAGGTGGATTGTTATCTTCACCACCCCAAACAGAAACTGCTTTAGCTTCTGGCATAGCTGAGTAAATAATTGCTTTATAATCTTCTGGAGTAACTGCTCTATTTTGAGCAGCATAAGTTCTTGGAGCATTGAAACGAATACTTTCAATGTCTTCAGCTGAAGAACCACTTTGAGCAATACTCAAACATGCGATATTAACTGTAGAGTTAGATAATAAATTAGGACCAGTGTATGTAAATACTCGCGCACCATTAGGCGCATCTAAACTTGAAACGAAATAGTCAATGTGAATAACATTACCATTTGTTAATTGTCTACCAATAATACCATCACCGAATGTTAATTCATAAAGACCATCATCAATTTCCTTAACGAAGTAAACTTTAGTATCTGGATCTGCAGTAGTTATTGATGACGAACTAACGAAAGTTTCATAAACAGAAGATGAAGAAGATTCTTGAACCTTAACACGCAATGTTGTCAAATCAACATCAGCGTTTGGAATTACATATCTTGCTCCAGTAGCAACAGTATACTTAAATGATAATGGTGTCCCTTCAACAACTTTAACATTATCAAACGTGTAAGAAGTTCCAGAACCAGAAATAGTATAAGATTCTGTAGTATGGAATGTGTAAGAAGTTCCATCAACGATTGTATTAAATGTTGAGTATGCTGGTAGAGTTAAACTGCTTGGACCAACGATACCATTATTAACAGTAACACGGAGAGATGCTTCTGAACACTTAGCTGATCTTGGAATATATCCTAACATTTTCGCCAAAGAAACAACACTGTTTCGTTTGCTGGCAGAATCAAGGAACATCTCGTTTATAGTTAGGTTATTGTATAACGCAT